AAAGATATTAAAAATATCTCCTGACCTTAAAACTGTATTATCTAATACAACCGGATAGTCAACTACGTTGGAACCGCTTATTCTTCCGCTACCTATATTATTAAGTCCGGTAAAAGAAACTACTGAAACATCACCTGTATACTCAAAGTATAGTCTTGTATCTGCTCCTATAAGTCCAGTAGATCCTGTTGAAAAATATAATTGAGGTGTATAATTATACCCACTGTTGTAGATAGACTTTACTCCGTCTGTTCCTACTTGATTCGAATACTTTTTGTTATCGAACTGTTTAATAGTTCCGACAGTTCCTGCCTTGAAAATATTCTGTACATCAGCCCAGTTTCTATTATTTTGGTTTAGTTCAAATAAACCTCCAGAGACATCGGCAAAATAAGCTAAAGTAGCATTTACTTTCCCTGGTAGGAAGGAACTAGTAACTACTTGTGTAAATAAGCCGAGCTTATTTGAGTAATAGTTAATAACTGGTTCCCCTCCGTAAGAAATGTCTCCTGAATACATTATACTTTGAGAAGTGTATTGGTTGTAAACGAGACCAGAAAGATACGATCCGCTATACCTTGGTATTATATAAGGACGGGAAATATGGTTAAAATCTTGATACTGTGCGTACTGTGAGTAAGGTTGTTGGCTCTGATTTACTGGACCTACAACAAGACTTTGACTTAAAGACTGAGTTATTAGTCCGTAGTTAGTAGGAGCAAGTTGACTATAGTTGTAATCTAAATCTAAGACTCTTTGAGAAATAACTGATCCTGTAATATTTTGGAATATAGGACTTAATGAATAAGTTAAAAATAAAATATTCTGACCTCCATGCTGTGAAGGAGGTACAGAAGAAGTCCACGGGAAGTAGTAACTTGAAACATCTGTCTGTGGAAAATAGTTGTTACTAGCATCAATATAACTACCGCTAAACTCTCCTGTATATTTCTGAACGTTATCAGAAGAACTCATATACACAGTGCCTGGTGATCCAGATAAAGGGAATGAGTAATTACTGTATTGAACAGGTACGGCTTCTACATAACCGGTATTTCCTACAACTGCACCTCCGTCGGACCCTGTTACAGTCAGTAAGTAATAATCAGCATCGAAACTACTAGTTGTTCCAGTTGGTTCTTTTCTCGGATACTTATTCCTTTCAAGCATATGAGACTTAATCACGATACCGGTACTAGGACTTGTCCTAGCTGGTACCCAGTCTTTCAGCATCTTAAATAGAGAGTTATTATAGTACTTTATAACTCTAATAAAATCCCAAACATTATACCTACTTGTATATTCTGCGTTAAAATAAGTATTAGCAGTATTTACGAGAGGTATGTAAGAGCTTGAATACTGTAAATTAGGAGCTCCAATAAGCTGCATAATGTTAAAATATCCGGGCTGTGTAGAAGAGGTTACATAACCTGATGAAGTTATACTTGCATTAATTGAATCGGCTGGAGAGAATGCTATTTCAACATCTCCAGAAGTTTTCATTAAGGTATAATCGTAATACTGAGAAGTAACATAAGGGTCTAGCAAGCTACTTGAAAGCTCTAAAACGCTTCCTGTTATGATTCTAGTATTTGATATTTCTTGAATACCCGGAACCTCAAGGTAGTTGTATCCGCCGTATTCATGAACCTGTAGTATGTCGTTCGGAATACCGAAAGTGGCTATCAAAGCTCTTATACCTCTTTCTGTCCCTCTTGTCTTAAGTAAGTACGGGAGATTGTGGTAAATACGCTTATAAATTTCGTCCGTGATTTGAGTACTTGGTAGAGTTTCAAAGCTCGAAGTATACCCCGGAGATCCAGTTATAAACGTAATAACATATCTCTCGATCTTTTCTTCTTCAAAAGGAGGTAATGAAAGTGATGCTGTCAAATAAGGCTGTCCTGCTAGAGGATAGATACTACTACTAGCATATACAACAGTAGAGTATAAACTCGAAGTTACAGGTAGTGAAGAGCCTGTTTGATTTAATCCAAGAAGTGAATAGTATATGTTATCTGTAATACTTGTATTAGTATACAAATTTACTCCGAAAGATTTTATAGCTTCAGAAACTTGGTCTAAAGAAATACCTACAAACGGATTATTTTCTGCTGAGTATCTATTTGTAACGTCTTTTAAATAAATCCAGATATTGTCAAAATGTTGACCGATCATATCTAGGAATACTAAATACGGGATGTTTTGACTATCGTCTCTTATATACTGCGGAGCTGTATATTGTAGTAGGTTAGAGTTTAAATCATCGTAAACAGAAGCAGAGTAGTATAAACTTGCTGTTCCCGGTGAAGGAACAATATCTACGCTACCTAACCAGTTAACGGCTTGGGAGGAGGTTACAGAGTATAGTAAGTAGGGCTGTGAACTATTTCGCTTAGGCCAAGAATAAGATCCAGAATTAAAGTACAAGAAGTACTCATACCCGTCAAACTTTGTAATCGTATTATCGACTTGTGCTTGTAATAAAATCTTAGCCTGTGTTGTATTAGGTTGTGATAGACCTACAGAAGCAGATTCAATTAATTGAAGCTTGTATACAAAGTTATACAGTCTCTCTGTTGCTGAAGAGAATTTTACGAAATTTTCAAAATTGTTATAATTAACGTTAATCTGTATTCCCTTCTCATCCATCATTGATTTAAGCTGCTGGAAGGAGGAAGTTACAGACGTAGCAAACAGTGAAGTATAATCGTAATACGGAGTTGTTTGGTTAACAGTATCGTTAATATTAACTTTAAAATTAGGTCCTTTTATAGGACTGAAATCTTGAGTGATTTCAGGTTCTACATTTATACTTACATTAAACTCTGCTGAATCAGCTACAGCTATCGTAGTCCAAAAAGTTGACTTTACGTCAAATTCGTCAGGTAAGGGTTCGTAGAGTTTAAATAAGACATAACCGTTTTCTTGCTCTTCTATGTAGAGGGCATTAACGGCTATTACCAATCTATCTGTTCCAAAATTTAAATAGAAAGAAGGATAGTAGGCGTCCGCAGATAAAGTAGCATTAAAGAGAGCGAAAGCATTTAATAACTGATCGTTAGATAGATCCTGTCTTGCTACTTTCAGTTCTGTTCTAGAAGGAGATATTTCTGTAATCCAAAAATTCTGTTCAGGAGTAGGAGCAGAAAGTAATAGTTTTCTAAAAAAATTATACTTTACATTTACTATACCTCTATTATAACCTAACCTCTTTACATCTTCTTCTGGATTGACGTATATGGTTGTAGTAGTTCCTGTAACGGGATCTACATCTCCTATCTCGTAATTAGCATCAAAATAATTACTACTTAAAACTGTACCTGCTTCGTCTTTGACGAAATACTCAATATAATCTTCTGCACCGCCAAAATTAGTAGTTATTATCGCTTTACTAATCAAAGCAAGATCAGACGGAGAGTATTCTTGATACTGCCCATCGGATCCTAAATATCTTACGTCTACTACTTCCATTACAGTATCTTACTTAAGTTCAAATAATTTTGATTCGCTTCAAGCAATTGCTGTCTCAAAGAATTAATTTCTTCGATATAAGCCCTTTCGTTATCCGTTATTACACCCCCTCCTAAATATTCCGTACTCCTCTTAACTAAATACTCGTGAGAATTAACTTCTCCCATTGCAGGAATTTCAAAAAATAACTGGTCGTATAAATCAAAAAATCCTTCTACGGAAATTTGTTCAGATAAAACAGAAGCGGTTACTGGAGTATATAACTCCGTAAAGGAAGTATCTACCACTCTAGTATACGTATTACGTCCGTAAACTTCTTTAACAAGATTTACTTCTTGTTTCATCACTCAATTATTTTAAACATCAAATTCTGACCTGTGTATATAACTTCTTCTGCCGGTAAAAGAGCGAGGCTTCCTGAACCATACAGCGATAATGCATTGTAAATTGACTGCTCGTTATCGTAGACCGACAAAGGTCCGTAAGTGGTTGAATAAATGTTCGTCTTTATTAATATACGGTAAAATCTATTAACTTCCAAACCAGCCGTATATAAAGTAAAATAATTACTTACACTATCGGCACTTATCTTTGTAAACGAAGTATCGAAGTCTACTACCATTTCTTCTGTCTTTACATCCTGTAATGCCCAGTATGAGTTTTCAGGTAGGTATAAAGAAGTCAAATAGGTAGATTGTGTAGAAAAAGTTCTAGGAGGGTATGTATACCTTACTCCTGTTCTCATCTTATAGACCTGATTCTGTTTAAACTGTCCTTGATTATTTTGTAGGACAATAGTAATTTGATCGTTAAGTACGTAGTTGGTACCCTGTGGGTAGTAATAGGAGTCGTCCCACATAAACTGAATAGTCGGTGGGTATATTGTGTGAGTGTCAACAGAAAAGAATTTAAGATCTATAAAAGAACTTGTATTCTGCTCTATGTAACTCGGATGTTTAACTACAACTCCATAATTGTTTATACCTCCGGGACTAGATCCAGAGAACCAACCGTTAACTATGTCTGAGATATCCATGTTGATATCTTTATTAGACATATAATCGAAGAACTGACTCCCTGAATAGTTTGTAAGAAACTTACTGCCGGTTATACTCCAAGCAGGTGATGCTTGATAAGGACCTGTATACTCCCAGCTTACTCCGTTTCTAGATTCAGGCTCTTGTGCAAACTGTCCTGTACCCATCGTCCAGGATTGCGATACT